GGTGTTAGTTTATATTCTTTTACTTGCTCATCACCCTTCTGATTCCTATCTCCTATACGTCTAGCATTCTTAGGAGGACACTCTACCTCGTCTGATCCTGTCTTTGGTATCTCAGGTGGTCCAGGTGTCTCGAAATCTGTATCTACATCAGTGCCAGTATCTACACCCTGATCAACTTCCTCTTCATTTGGGTTAACTGTCATCCATGTTAACTCCCTAGCATCATAATCAGGTGGCTCATAGTATGGCATGCCTGAATCGCATAATACTACGTTACCTTTAGGGTCATCGTTAACTAGATTCTTATTCCTAGATGGATCCCTACCAGTATTCTCCTTGTGCACCTTGACACAACCAGGCATATCTACAATAGGTACACCTATATTCTGTGTTACTGGTGGTACCAATGGGGTAACAAGATTACTAGTCGTCTCCCAAGGGCGTAACTCTGCTAACTCAATATTGTTTATACCTTGTACTCTTACACTTGGATTCCATGTCCATACATTACGGATCTCCCTTATACCTGTACCATTAATTACAATAGGTTGTATATCACTATCAGGTATCGTAATGTTGGGTATTGTCACTGCGAGATCTCATCATAGGGTGGTTCCCATACTGGGACAATCTCATGCTTACTTGTATTAATCTGCTCATTCTTTAACATCTCTTCCAACTCTTCCACAGTCAGGCTATGTGTTACCACCTCAGACTTCTTATCGTATACGTGAAAGAGTATGTCGCTCATGGAATGATCCCTTTTCTGTTGAATTAAAATTTGTTTTGCCATAGTAATCTCCTCAGTATAGAAGATAGCTGGTTGGTCTCTCTGGTCTCCACTCATTTTGGTACTTGTTGTTTATAATCCTCAGGCTTCTTCAATCCTTTAACTGGTCCTGAAGTTTTCGGCCATGCGTTGACCAACTGTAGATAAACTTCTTCTCTTACAACTTGCCTGATCTTTTCTATCTGAGCATCCTCTCTCTTCTGAGGACCACCAGTCTGTTGATCAATGACATGATTGCCACCAACAAATGCACCAGTCCCTACGACTGCTGCTGCTGTTACACCTGATGTGATTTTTTGTACGTCCATTAGAGATACGTTACTACTATTACTACTCGTCTACCTTTCTTTGGTGGTACCATACAATGCAACCCTTCAAAGGTTACAATGTCATCTTCAACTGGAGTGAAGTGATGCTTCTTACCAGCGTCATCAAATACTATAGTATCACCACCAACATTAGTCAAGTAGATTAACATATTCTTATGAGGAAACTGATGATCGGTATGAGGTACCGTCAATACATTACCCTCAACTGGGTGCACTGCATTAGCATTTATGCGATACACCACGTCCACCTTAACGTTATTTAGCTCAAAGATTTGTCCAACGACAGTCTCTACATTAGGTAGGAACTCTGAATTTGCCTTAGAATACAGTCCATGTCTAGGACTAGGACCATGTAGAAAGGCATGAGAATAGAATGATAAGTCTTGGTAACTAGGAGTATTCTCCATGTATGGAGTCGCCTTAGCATTATGTGACCACCCAAAGTGGGGTCCTAAGATTAACTCCTTAAGACTAAAATAATCCCCTGTGTCTGGTGTCTCCAATCTAGTAAACATTATATTTGAAAATTAAAGTTAGCTACCAATCTTCTCTCACTATCTTTAGGTGATGATGAGCTATGGTATACAGTACCATCTAAAACTAAACACCTACCTTTCTTAAATTCTACCTGCTCTATTATCTTACCACCTTTCTTATCATATAGATTAGTAGGTCCATCAGCATCATTGATATAATATATCATAGTCTTATGCTTTTCCTGAGGTTTATCAATATGCTCTTTATGCTGACCAGTATTTTGATTCTTTAAAAACATTCCCAATCTAATCCTAAAGAGATGCTTGAGTGGTATGTCTCCTAATGCAGTATACAATACTGGTAACATCATATCAGAGTATTGACTCCTATATCCACTGTCTTGAAAAACTGTGTGAGAAAAACCTGAGTTATTATCTTCTTCTATATTACTCAATGAGATAGATGGTAAGTAGTACCATGGAAAATCTTTATCAGAAACAGTCCTTTCAATATAATCTTGGACACCAGGTGCTATAAGATCATCAAGTATTTCAAACTCTATTCCTGTAGATTCTTTCTGTGGATATTTCATTTTGGAAAAGGTATCATTCCTAAGTTGGCATTAGCTTGGTGAGGTCTATCAGTCACATCAAAACCTATTGTTATCCTTGGTGTATCAAATGGTTCAATAACTCTAACCTCATGTGGGTTGTTGCCTGGACCTATGTATACTCTTCCTATCTTATTATCAATGACATAATTGTCAAAGACAGTCTTAGTATTATGAGGCTCAATGGATATGTATCCATGAATCGGCCATTGATGGTTGTGCCATTTTAAAACTTGATCTGGCATATGATAATTCACCCATGACTGTATCCATAAATCACCATCAGTATAGTCATAAACAAACCCCCTCAACTCTTTGAATAGGTCATAGAAGACCTTAGTTGGGGAGGTTAGTCCAAACAAATTGTATTTACTATATGTCCACGTGGGATCTTCATCTCCTAAAAAGGAGATAGCATTATTTAAAATATTGATCATCACTCTCTGATTGTCTAGGACAACCTGAGATTCATATAGTTTGTGATCCATTTAGAATGGTGATCCAGGGACAGGTAATCCTGGCAGCGATGGTCCTTGAGGTCCAACAGGTAGTGGTAATGATTTGATTGCACCACCTATAGCACCACCAGCAAGTCCACCTATGGCATTGCCAACGACTTTCTGCTTAACTGATTCAATGATTGCATCCTTCTGGACGTAGACATATCCAACAGTACCAATAACGCTAAGGGATACGACACCACTAAAGATAGCGATCCCATTAATAATTTTCTGACACATGACTTTAAAGTGTATAAGGTTTTTCGTCTTTCTTACCAGGGTCAACAGCAATGATCTTTAATGGAGCTTGCTCGATCCTCAAAGTTTGGACAGGTCCACCAGTGCCGTCACCGCCACCAACGCCT